CTGTTCCATCATCGGACAAATATGCTCCAATATTGGTACTATATCCAACTATACCATAACCCAATCCTGCAGGATTATTTGGATTATCTAAAAGAACTTCATTTCCGTATTTTTCACGATTGTTTACAACCAAAGGTCTTACATATGCTTCAGCAAATGCATTCCTTCCATTTGGTGTAACCTTTACTGTGGTATTATTATCATATCCGATTCCACGGTTTATAATAACAACACTTGTTACTTTGCCATCTTCTACGTTTGCTCTCAGTTTTGCACCAGATCCAGATCCAATAACAGTCAATTGTGGTGCTGAAGAATATTCACTACCACCATTAGTTACTTGAACTCTGATGAGTCTTCCGCCAGAAACAATGCACTTCAATTCTGCATCTTTTCCAACCTTTATTGATACTGGTGGTTTCTTGTGGAAATTGAGAACTTCCGATCCATAATTTGTTCCGTTCTCATACAGATGCAAATCAGTAATTTCTCCTCTGATAATAGGAGTTGCTGTTATTGTTTCTGAAGTTCCATCATATACTGCATTGATGGTTAATTCAATTGGTTTGTAAGAGAAGTTTTGATATCCAGATCCAGTCGAGGATAATTTAACAAAATTTCTACTTACATAATTTGTTTTAATAGTTCCACCAACACCAGCATTAGCAAGTCTGAATCTATTATTATCTTGCTTGATAATATAGTAACTTAATGATGTTGATAGACCAGAAATTGCAGATCCATCAGTGGTGTAATCAATTAAATCTCCATCGGAGAATCCATGATTATTGAAAGTGAAATTATCGTTGACTATAGATACGTTTTCTGGTTTTAAAGACAGTTTTTTGTTTTGATATCCAGAACCAGGATTAACAACTTTGATAGATCTGAGAGTGTTTTTACCCTCATAAGTTCTAAAGTAGTGTATACCCTGCGTATTTGATGTGGTAAATCCTACGGTATTAATCCCACTTCTATAATCAGAAATTGTTTCATACAATTTAATCGTTGAAGTATTGACAGTTTCAACATAGTATACAGATCCACTATTTAAAGTTTTTCCTAAATTGGAATTACTTCCACCGAAAGATCCTACACCAACAGCAGTATTTCCATTTCTATTATATACAATTGCTTCACCATCTTGGAAATAATGCTTATTGATGAAAGTGATTGTTTCATTGTAGATGTCTATACCACCACCTTCATACAGAGGTCTTGCGTCAAAATTAACTTCTCTGTGTCTTTCTTCTACAATTGGTTCTAATTTGGCTCCAGTTCCATTTCCTCCAGTTAATGTTACTGAAATAACTCTTTGAATATCAAATTCTTGAGGATCTACAATAACATCTTCAAGAACTCCCTTCATTACTGGTCTAACAAGAGCAGTTACTCCAGATCCAACGGAACTGATTTCAACTGTTGGTGGATTTATTACATCATATCCAGTTCCACCATTATACAAAGTGATAGATTCTAACGGACCATAATATACTTTGTCATCAGATTTGTAATTTAAAACCTCAACACCATTAACCATTACTCCAACAGATCCTGGATTGGTTAAAGATCCATTTCCAGTTTTAATATTTTTCTTTGCTGGAATTTTTTTGAGGATTTTTTGTGGGAAGATGCTCTCATCTTTTTGTGTAGACAACACAAATTTGTGATATCCACTGGAAGTTGGAGCAATAAATTCTACAGGATTGTCAGTTTCAATTAATGACCTAGACAAATATAACTTAATTTTGTTGCTAGGAGATAAAACCTTTACATAATATATTCCTTCAATTAATCCATCAATAGGTGTGTTTTCTGGTTTGTAGAAAATTTCATCACCAGTTAAAAATGGAACGCTACTAGAGAAGGATAAGATTGAATACTTTTCAGTATCTATATTATATCCCTGCAGATTACTGGCAGTCAGTGAAGATATAGTTGCCTTTATAACATTCTTCGTTATATTGTATGAAGGAAGTGAGTTTGATGCAACATAAAAATACTCATCATTTTCGTTATAAACATTCTGAATATCAGATGTTAATACATTATTGCCATAATAAATTGGTGTTCCAGAACTAGTTGCTGTTTTTAACTTCCTTCTAATAGAATATGACAAAGTAGAATTATAACTAAATCCACTCAAATTATCTAATACAATCTGATTACCAGATATTGAAGATACTAAAGCATTTGAATGAGCGACATTCTCAGTCTTGCCAAGTAAAATATCAACATAGTCACCAACATTAAGATTTGACTTATCAAAATCTGACTTTAATACAAAGTTGGAACCACTAATACTTTCAACATCAAACCTTGAACTTGTGTTGTAAATCCAAGTGTTTGCAAATATTTGCTTATAAGTTTTTCCATCAGTTGGATTTTCAATCTTCTCACCAACATTTTTTACATATACTCTTTCGCCTTCTGTGGTGAGTTTAACATCACTAATCGTATTGAAATCTGACAATACACCAGTGATACGCATCTCAACTTTTTTAGTCAGATCTCCATTTTCATACCCATAGAAAACTTCATCAGATCTGATATAATCACCAGTTGAGATTGCATTATCAATTCCAGTACATCCTAAAAATTGATTTACAGTCTTACTTGTATATGTAATAGTATCATTCTCAGAAATCAGAGTTCCAGAGTCTGGGAATCCTATTGTTGAATCAACAGTAATTACAGATCCACCAACAGAAACTGGTAGGATTGCATTAACTTTTGGTTGGATTGTAAACGTTCCTTCAATTAAATCTCTATCATCATATCCAACAAACAGAGAAATTTTGTGATATGTAAAACCACCAGATCTAGTGAAGATTTCAACTTCAGACACTGAACCTTGTGTTGTAGAGTCTGTAGACTTTCTAATTGTCTGACCAATTAAATTCTTAGGATCTCCAGAAATTGCTTCTGCAACTATTACTTCTCTTCTTAAAAACTGGGCAGAAGATGGTTTTGATAAGAAAGATTCTAAATCAACTACCTTAGGAGTTACACCATATAAAACATTGAATAAGATTCTAAATGACTCTTCAGTTCCTTTAGACTCGTAAAGAGATCTTGCTTCTTTTATAAAGTTGTTTACATCAAGATCTGATACAAAATCAACATCCTCAAGACCTGGTGTGAGAGTATACTTTAACTTAGTATAGAATTCTCTCAGGAACTCCGAACTAAGATTCTTTACTGATGATCCAGAAGTATGAGCTGCTGCTGTACTTTCTTGGAATACTAATTCTTCTGGATCTAACTCTGACTTATATGCAGTAATACCACTAAAACCTCTTACACATCCAGTGAAAGATGTCTCTGTAATACCAGTATATGTAAATATTTCATCATCAACTTGGAACAATCCATACTCAGATGGAAATCCCTTTGTTGAATTTACATAGACTACAGTATCAGAAGTAGATACACTAGCACTAAGAGAAGTTGTTTCACCAATAACTTCTGGAGTAAGATTATCTAACTTTAAATACTGATCAAGATTATCAGAGAGATTACTAGGACCACCCTGATATTCCTGTGAAACGTAATATTGCTTTAAAAAATCTATTGCTTTAGGACTTTCAGAACGTAAAAATTCTGGGAGTTGGTTCTCAATAATTTGCTGAACTTTTACCCTCGTTTCAAATCCAGTTTTTATCATCTTATACCCTCTTTAGTTCTCCGTTTAAGTAGCTAGAAGTAGACTTATATCCGACTCCGGATATCTGTTCACCAGACGTAATAGTATCCTTAACCATATTTATCTTGCTATCGGCAACTGAGAAACTTAAATAAAGATCCTTCAGACCAATAACATCATTTGATTCTGGAATAGCCTGTATCTCTACAATTCCATTCTCAACTTCAGTTGAAGTTATGTTGATTGTATTGATAATTATTTCACCATTTATATAATCAACGGTTCCTGCAGACTTAATAGCAACAACATAACCATTTCCATCAGCAGAATCTCTAACGACCGAAAGAACACCTGTACCATTTGTTCCAGGAACATCGGTAAAGTAGAATACTCCAGTTCTTCCAGAAAGACTAAACCCAGTGCTCTTGATATTAAATCCAGTAGAATTGTAGTGGAATTTATTACCAAAACACAATTCATATTGTGTTGACTGGTTAATCAGTGCTTTCAGATTTCTTCTGATTTTAACTTTCGTGATATTTGATGTAATTGCATTATCAACATTGTCAATAGTTTGACAAATTTTACTATACTTAAATCTACCACCAAACTTATTGACATTTGAACCAGAATATGTATTCAAAACATCAGTAATTTTGGTCTTAAGATTGTTTACACTTGAAACTTGGGTATTGTTATAGTAAACAGAAGTATCAATCTCAACATAAAGAACTTTAAGATCAATAATCTGTTGATTGATTCCTGAAAGAGAGTAATTCTTTAATTTTGTAAGAATAGTCTGCTTATCAAAATCTGAAATATAATCACCATTCTTTGGTTTTATACTGATTATTACATTACCAAACTGTGGTGGATCTAACTCTTCTCCTCCAACTACAGATACTGACTCTGTATTTGGATAAATCATTTGAACAATTGCTTCATAATCCCTGGCAGTAACTGCTCTATATTGGGATGAATAGATCCTAGGAGCAAAATACTTAATAGAATCTATTGCTTCAATATCACTACCGTTTGAAGATTTATTGTTAGTTGTTATTGAAATTGAATTTGATGGAATAACAACATTATTCAGAGAATCTAAAAATCTTCCAGAGAATGAAAAATTAGCAGCACCATTACCATCAATACCATCAGTAATGATGTATGTAACCGTAATTACTGCTCCGTTTTCTAACTTTTTACCAAAATATCCATCACCAAATAAGAGTTCATATTTCTCATCTTGAACTTCTTGAATCAAATAGATTTCTGATGTCGAATTTACATTAATAATATTATCAACTAACTGATATTCTCTACCAAGACCACTATCACTAGATCCCTTTACATAGACTACAATTGTTGATGTATCAATAAATGAATTATTTAAAATAAATCTCTGATCTAATGATCCATTAACTACAAATGAGTTTCTTACAAAGGATCCTTGATAGATGTCAACATCGGGGAATGATGCTACTCCAGAATTAATTGTTGTTGTAATGTTTTCTGGAATTGAAAAGATATAGTTTGACTCATTTGCTGCCCCTACACACACCAGACCCGCCTCTAAGGTCAGTGTAGGACTACTACTGGTAGTTTCTACGTTAAAACTTATAGACGCCTTGGCGGAACTCCTAGAGCGTGGTACGTAACCAATGTTTCTTGCCAAGGAAACCACATTTTCTCTCAAAGTTGCCGAATCCAAGAAGGATTCATTGACAACCATGTTTGCATTAAATGCATTAATGTAGGTATTATACGCTAGGGTGTCAATTAAGACCGAAAAATTAGACCCCTCAAAGTCAAAATCCGTGAAATTAGTATTTGCACGGAGATAATCCTTGATAGAGGTCTTTATCTGGTCAAAATCGAGGTTGGTAAACTTAGTAAAAGGCATTGTTTATCTGGTTGCCTCTAGTAAAAATGTAAATTCTTGAGTAGGAAAGTCTTGACCGATGATATCAAACAATATTGTAACCTCAAAAGTGTTATTATCGGGTTGAGGATTAACATCTACCCGTAAATTAGCAACTCTTGGTTCAAAATTTTCGACTGTTGTCTTAATTTGTTCCTCAATTACTGCTGCCGTACCAAAATCAACAAATTCAAAGAGACTTGAACGAACATCAGAACCCAAAATTGAGTTAAAATAACGCTCTGTTGGTATGGTTTGGACTAAATTTCGCACCGATCTTGCAATTGCATTGGCATTTTTCAAGATTGGTAAGTCTTTTGTCACAGGATGTGGATCAAAAGACAAACTAATGTCCTTAAATGCTCTTGATGTCCTTGTGACTGCCATTGGTCAAAGAGTTTTCTTAAGGTTATTTATGCTCAATGCCATGGATTTCCATAATTTGGCTCTGTACCATACTCCCAATCATCATAATCATCATCATTTCTAATCTTTTCATGAAGTTGAGTCTGTTTTTTTAAGTCATGACTCTTCTCATAATCCATAATTTCTTGAAGAAATTGCTTTTTCTCCTCATAAACATTGGTTTTTTGCATTGAACCATAGTCTGATGCAAGACGATTAGTCCCCCACATCTTTTTCATGTAGTCTACATTACGATCGACAGGTGAATTACCCATTTTAGCTCCTGTTTTATAAAAAACAGAACTTTTAGAGGGGTTGCTATCCCTTATAAGCGTATTTATTTTCATAAAAAAAGAGGGGTATAACACCCCCCTTGTCTATCATCCCTTACCTTGCCCGCGATACTTCTTCTTAGCCTTATTGCGAGAAGTAGCGGCATACTTCGTATTCATACCTGCTCCCTGACGAGTTTTCTTAGGAGCTCCCTCCACATAACCACCACCCTTACGCATAGCCATAATCAATTCTCCTTAATAATTTCAGTGTATAAGTCGTTTGGACTTGGAGTCCCTGTCTCATAAAATTCCTGGGACAGGTCCTCCATAATATCGAAATATTCGTCCTGTGTCAAGTGTGAGTGAATCTTACTGCCCTTTAAGTAGATATTGTAAGACTCGTTTACCATGATCAGATCACCCTTGTCTTCTCGTGACCAACTCTAATACGAGGATCACACCAAATCTCAAAACCTGCTGCGATTGCATCTAAACAGAAACTTACATCCTCTCCACACATATCTTGAACCTCTCCAGATTCAAAGACTTGCATCTTAGGTGCAAACCATGGATACTTAATCTCAGGATGCTCAAAAACTCCATGCTTAATCATTAACCACCCAAATCCTGCATAGTCAACAGTAAATGGCTTCTTACGTCGTGACATCGTTTCTAATGTCTCATGATTCATAACTCCACCATTGTTCCTGAAGTCATCCTCCTCCATCCAATGTGCAACAGAAGTCGTTTGACCATCCTCAGTACAATACCATCCACTCACAATATCCTTGTCCATCAATACTAATTGATAAAATTTCTCAGTATTGAATACAATATCACTATCAATCCATAATTGATAATCATACTTTAATTTCCCGTCCCAGGGAATCTGATCAGGACCACGCAATACATTCGCACCTAAACATTTGCATCTTGCAAAATTTACCATTGACGAATAATCTTGCGAAATCTGGATAGACCCTCCCGCTTGAACAATGTCAAAACATAATTGAACAAAACTCTTCAAATACGTATAAGATACTCCACGACCTGGAAGACAAAATACTACTGACTTCCCGCGAATCATCTCACGCGCTTTGTTATAATCCCACTCTTCATTCGTGTTTCCAGAAGGGGTAGGCGCCTTCGCTTTAACAGTAAATCCTTTAGCCATAAGAAAGTAACGTTACTTCAGTATCATACAATAATTTATATCGAAAGTCAATCCTTCCGATTGGAACATCAAACCCTATTCCTTTACCTCCGTAATAATAATACAGTCCCCCTCAACTTCCATATTCACTGCAGTGCCCTCATACCACCCATACTCACTTAGAATCCACTCGGGAATCGTTACATAATACTCCCCAGTAATTGGATCGACCTCTACAGTCGTAAAATTTTTGTCCGGATTTTTTTGCATCAGAGGTATTTGTGTTTCCATTTTTGTTTTATATAGAAAAGTTGTGAGTTTTATAAAGAGCTGGCGAAAGCAAGACTTTATAGCTTACAGGGACCCAGTGGTTTTATATAACGCGCCCCGACCGCACGGGGGCGGCAACGGGGGCACTGTCGATTCACTAACACATAAAACAGGGGGGAGGGTGTCCCCCCACTCCTATCAGGCAGCAGCGAACACCTGAGGGAAGTCCTTAGCGATACGGCGGACCTGGTTGTCAGTCTCCCACTGGACCATGTCGGGGCGGGAAGAGTCCAACACTTGGAAACGGCAGACCTTCTGGTCCACGGAGTCGGCAGAGTGACCCGACAGGGGGAAGCGGTTCACGAAAGCGGAAACGATGGTCTGACGG